TTATCCTACATACTTCTTTCCACCATAATATGCAGCAATCCAGCCGCTTGGAATCTTGATCCAGATGTCACTACCGTTCTTGCAGACGTCCTTGCAGGTTACACGAGTACCTTTCTTGAGTCTCCCATTATCGTGCGCGTGTTGCTGTGCATTACTGGATAACTCCGCATAAGATTTTTCCGGATTATTGGTTCCCGGACCGGTTCGGACGCTCAGGTCGTCCACCTGTGTTGTATAGACTTGTCCGACGACATACGCTCTGGTGCTCTTTGAAGCGGAAGTCACTCCAGATCCATTGTCCAGGACTACAACTGTATGTCCCTTTGTGCGTGTAACAAGAATATCCCCTCGTTTCAGATATGTACTTTCCTTGCAGTGCTTATCATCTTTCAGGATTTCGAACGCTCCTGTCTTTCGCAAGGTTTCCAGCTCTGACGCTGTGTTGAAATCTCCTACCTGTTTTACGGCGTATAAGCAACATACTCTGACCAGTGCAGAGCAATCTACCTCCACATCAACATTGACCTTGCTGAGATTATAGTAATGCCTAACCGCAATCTTTCTAAGGCTGTCTCTGTGTGCCTGGCAATAACCGATGTGATTATTGTTGCACGCTGCTTCCATTGCCTGTGCAATCTTCTCTGCTACAGTTGGATCTTTCGGTCTTGCTACGTACCAACCTTTTCTGTGCAGATAGTAATTCTGTATAGACACTTCTCCACCGGTCTGATCTCCGGCTTTTCCTCCGGTGGTGGTGCCCTTCTCATTAATACGTGCGCTTCCAATTCTTACTGCCATAATATCACTCCTATCAATAAGAGGGCGATTACTCGCCCTCAACCTCCGGTAATCCTGCTACACTTGTCAGCAAGGATAAAATTCCGGCCAGGACTGATGCTGAGACTACAAGCTTTGCATCGACCTGACCGAGTGCTGTTGCTGTTCCGATCGTAGCGACTGCAGTCTGCGCTACCGTCTTCACTGCTCTGACCGCTGCTTTCTTAGCCCATTTCTTTGTATCTACAGATACTTTAAATACACAATTTTTAAACATCATTAATCCTCTCCTTCATTGGGTGGCTCTGTAGGCAGCTCCATAAGCGCATGATATATTTGCGTGCCTACACCATTCCCATTTAATGTATGATATTGTTTATATTCATCTTCCAGTGACTGCTTGACATACAACGGGCAATATCCATAATCGTCGTGATACTTGTTGTACAGTCGTATCAAATCCGCTCTGAGTAGTGCGCGTATTCCTTTTCGCATAGCAATCACTTGATAATATATGTATGCAATTGCTGATATCACGAACGATAATAATGCCCAATTTTCTGATAAAAACTTGATCATGTGCGTCCTTCCCTTATTTTATGGTATAAAAATAAGACCTTTCGGTCTTGCTCTGATTTCCATATATACCTCCACAAAAATAAGAGCAGTCATTCCGCTCTTATTTTAAAATATCAATCTTTACAATTATAAGTTTCAATATACATATTTCTGTATTTAATAAACTCTCTATAAAGTTTTGCTTCAAGTCCTAAAGCATCGAAATATTGTCCTTCATTACTGTATTCACCTATTTCAAAAAGAAGTTTATAATATTTCGTATCTTTATAGCTCTCTGGAATTTTATTTAAAACAAGTAATATATATGTCGTTGCTACAACACACTCACCATCTTTTTTCATTGATGAAAACACTTCCTTTAAATCATTTTCCATTTGATTCATTTCCATTACCTTTTGTTGTTTAAATATCTGTTCCCTTGATCCTTTTCTATCTATGTACAGCACATAAAATGTAATCATTCCAGATATAAAACTCCCAAATAAACCGCCAAAAAAGCCGAGCCATCCATCATTAGATGCATTGGATGGAATTTTATTTTTCACTATAAACATGGCAATCAGAATTGAAGTAACAAACAACAATATTGTAATAAGTACGCCTAAACCTACTTCTTTTTTGTTTTTCATTCATTTTCTCCTCCCACCGTCATTATACAGCAGAAAAAGAAGTATGCCAAGAATCACATATCGTCTCAGATATTACCATTTATTTAATTCACTAATTTTAATTTTAGACTTGCAAACATATTTTTCTCCAAATGTGTCGCGAGCCATTATTTTGAATTTCGAATCTTTTACACTTATCCCTTCTTTCTCAATTCGAGCAAAAATATTCATAATTTCTTTTGCTTCATAGTAAAAATCTTGGCATTTTTCCGGTTCTAATTGGCAAGGTAATAAAATCTGTTCCTTATCTTTATATTGTAAAGAATCAATCGCAATCGGTATATCATCATATTCAATACAAATACTCCGTATATCGATTGTTCGAATCCCTTTGTTTTTAACGGAGACACAATATAATTTTGTTAGTGGATGACTGCTTGACCAATCATGAACTGGTATTATATCCACATCAATTCCTTTTTTAAGTGGTTGCTTATATTGTTTTATCGCAATAATTAATGCAATTGCAGTAACAAAAGAACCTAGCGTTGAACCAATAGCGCCAAACGCTGACCAAAATAAATTCCAATCCATATATTCCTCCCGTATATTTATATGGAAATTATACCATAGGTACGGAAGTGCTGCCAAGAATTATGCTTGCATTTCTGTATTCGGATACTCCTCTTTGTACAGCATCTCATACTCTTCCACAGAAAGTTTTCCTTTCTTCACATACTCGATGGCATATCCTTTTACTTTTCCCTGGATTACATCAAATGCGCTCGCTCCTGTAATTGACTAATCTGTTAAAGCTTCCTTTAGCTAATTATTCCAAATTCAGCGCTTCCTTGATTGCTTCCAGGTCATCTGTAGTCAGTGCTGGATAATCTGCTGCAATGTCTTCGAAAGCTTCTCCATTTTTGATTCTGATACGAAATGCTCGTACCATAATTTTTAATTTTATTCCACTTAATATCTGCATTATTTTTCTCCTCCAATCAATTCTGCTAACATCAGTACAACATCGTCTGTTGTAGTTTCCAATGTATCCAGTCGTTCCTCTGGTGTCGGCTCTGGTTCTGGCATCTCTGCCTGTAGTTTTTCTGCCTCAGAGATTTCTTCTGCTGTCATGTCCCGGTAAACCATTCCCATGACTGGTACTTCACGGGTGCGGGTTTCTTCATGTTCTTCAGAGATGATGTTACCTTCTTCGTCATATTCTGGTGGAATGGTCACTGTGTATTCTTCTGTTTTTGTGTCGACTTGTTTGTATTCTGCTATTCTGCTCACTATCATCACCCCACTTTATATACGTTTTCCATATATTGCGAACACAGTATTCTTTGAAAAATATCCTCCAGAGAAATTATTTTTCGCTCCAATGTTTATTTTGGTTATTCCTCTTGAATAATTACGATTACTGTATGGTGCTATTCCTAATCCATTTCCACTAATGTTTGTACTTGACTGAAAATCATTATTTATAGGTATAGAATTGGATAAAATAACAAGACCGCTTTTTTTACATATCGGTATCTGCATTAACATATATCGTACTTCTTTACTACTTTTTTGTAGAGGTTGATACATCCATGTATAGTAATTATTAATCGCAAATTCAAGTTTTGGTATGTTTACATAATTTAGTGATCCGTCTATAATTCCAATGTCGCAAACAATATAAAAATTTGCTTTTATTGGTTCGGCTAACTCTATTGATATAGAACTGACAATTTCTTCTTTTGATGGGTTCACAGTTGTTATTAATTCAAAATCATCTTCTTGAATAACCCCCATTCTCTCTCTAGCACTTGCCTGTTCCTCGGCTGTCCATGCAACACCTTTACCGTCACACATAGCGGATTTAACAGCATAGTCGAGATTCTTGGGTACTACGGGGCAAAATTCATTTTCCCTTTTAGCCAAACTATTATCAGAGGCTTTCGCAATTCTAATTAACCCAGTATCATTGTTTGCCCTGTAGAGGCCACCACTATTTGAATATACATCTATAGATATGAGACCTGGAGTTTTTGATGTCGTACATAATGGTATCTCCGCTATACCATCCACCACAATGCTCTCATCATTGATTGTGACATCGCTGATTCCGGACAGTGGAGTAGTTATCATCTTGCCATTTTTAGTTAATGGTTTTCCATTTTCGTCTGTTAAGTAGCTCACTAATCGCACCCCCTTATTGCAATTCTTGATCCGGATGGAAATACAGTTCCATTAGCAATAAGCCCAACACTAGCAATGTATGGGTATACTTCTTTGTCGTTATAGTTAAACATAACACTTGAATATTTTTTGTTTCCTGGAGTTACAGCACCAACTTCACCTTTGTACGATTCACAGCCGATAAACGTTGCGTAATTTTCGCCTCCGCAGTAAAAAAATTCTTCAATTTCAAACAATAGAAATTGTGCGTTTTTTGCTGATTCGTATGCCATCGATGTTGTTTGACCAGTAGCGGAACATATCCTTGGCTGGATAAAGCAGTCAGTTTTTATCACACTTGGCAGTGTTACTATAATTTCGTATTTTCTATAACCATGAATATCTATCTGCTCTATCATTGATACATCTTCTTCGAGCGTTATATCTGCAATGGTAACCCATGTACCCATCCTCTCCCGTGCTGCCGCCCGTTCTTCGGCTGTCCATGCCGGATAGTGATATACACCTTCTATCATTCCGGCTGTATCGGCAATTGGAGCAGACATAGCGGATTTGACAGTATAATCATAATTAAATGTGTTGATCGCCTGATATATTCCCGCCGACCTATTCGATATGTCTTTTTTTGATGGATCCACTAATCGCAATTGAATCTTTTTAGTTTTTGTATTTAAGAACTCTATTCCGTTAGCCGTATTACTCCAGTATGCAGGAATATTCGCTATACCATTTTCAACAATACTCGTCCCATTGATCTGCACATCACTGACCGATTCGGTTGGCATCTCGACGGTTTCTAATATCACACTGCCATCATCGTTTTTCTGCTTTACCCAAAGCATTTGACCGACCTCTGCTGATTCTGGAGTCCATAGTGGAATTTTATTTTCGACAGCAACTTCTACAGAATCTTCAAATGCCTGCTTGATGCCCTTAACATCTTTTTTGATTTCCGTATCATCGTATGGATTTTCTACATATGTAATTTCTCCAGGATCTCCCTTCTCACCCGGCGCTCCGTCCTTTCCGTTAAACTCCCCACTTTCTTTCGCCTGTACCAGTGCATCATCTATCGCCTCCGGAAGTTTCTCCTTGTCCAGTTTTCCACTGATATCCTGATGCTCCGTAAGGAATCCGCTGTCATTCTCTAATTCAGAAGTCTTCGTGGGTACTTTGACATCTTCTGCTTCGAATACGGCAGGTTTTCCACTTTCATCAATTTCTTTGACAGCCAGAACCTGTCCAACTTTTGCTGTATCTGGTCTGGTTATCTTTTCAGAGAGATCAAGATTTAGGTTGTCTCGTATCTCTTTCGTTTCTTTCAGGGCATTTTCCGCCCGATCAGCTGATGCATTAACAGCTTCAACAGTATCGTGAAATATATTCGGCTCCGGAAGAGGTTCTTCGGTTGGCTCTTCCGGTTTGGGTCTTGATTTCACATGCAAAATAATTTGATACTCTGTATTACCGGATGCATCATCGGTAACATATATCCAAGCGTAGATTAGATAATTTTGCGTACAGTTTTCATTTTTCAAGAAGCTGTCTGGAACTTTAACCTCTGTCACACCATCTACTGTAGTGCCGATTCTTGTAAGCGTATCTCCGCCTTTGTCCCTCAATGAGAACTGTACTTCTACAGCTTTCGGCAGATCTGCACCTGTGATCCTGAGTATCTGGCCATAATCATGCTGCCAGATGCCCGTGTATATCTCCTTACAGGTGGAATCCAACCTGCAATCAATAATATTGTTCAATATTATTCCTCCTTAACAAGCTCTCCCATTCCGGAATCTTCCAGGACCTCTTTTACTTTTTCTTTAAGAAGTCTTGGAACCTGTTCATAAGTTTTCTTTCCTAACATAATCTGCTGTGCCCATAACATTGCTATCATTTCTTTACCTCCATTGTTTTGTAATAATATGAATAAGTTTGTTAATAGAGTTACCATTATTGATATACCAACTCTGACATTTCAAGAATACATCCTTTGAGCATATCCATATTCGCTTTCAGTTCAGCGTTTTCTTTTTTCAGAGCCTCCAGCTTATCCTCTGGTGTCTCGTCGGATTTGTATAGAACTACTCCTAGAATTCCGCCAATGTACTTCACAAGAGCGTTGAGATTGGTGTAATTCTCATAAGTTGCGACTGTGGACTCCCGTTCTGTAACGGTCATCTTCTTGGTTTTGAACTCGTCCTGGAACATGGATCTCAGTTCTTCCTCTGTAGCAGAGATGGTCTTAATTAGAAGGCTTCCATCTGCGCGGATCGATGCCGACTGGACAACCAGCTCCGTTGCATCGTTAAATGTAATCTTCATTTTTTCCTCCTTTCTGTGCGATGTCGCACAATACAAAAAGAGCCTTTCGGCTCTGGTTGACAGGTTTCTATATAATAAGCGCATGACATATGAGTGTGAATTGTATTTATCGTAAGGAATGCTCTCCTTTCTTATTTTTATGGGTGTCATGCGCTTATTTTCCTTAACTAAATAGCAAATTAAATATTTTAAATAAAGCAAATGGGAATGGCAGCGCGCTCAGAGTCTTCGATGCGACCGAAAATCTCATATATGGGTGCTGGCAGAATGGGTTATACCGGTACGGTGGCTACTACGGCAATGGCGCACCGTCTGATTGGGCTGGAATCATGCTGGTATCTCCAATCTTTCTTAACGGAGAAGTCAACGGCTATCTTAAGGTCGCATGGGATATGGGCATGTCGCAGTACATCATGAAAAATAACAAAGATGGCTCCGTGGCTCATGCGTGGACAAAAATGTAATTACACATATATTACCAGTAGATTGAGTGTAGTTGTTCCGCCCAATCCGGAATAATAATTACTATTGCACCTGACATATACTTCTGACCAGTCTGGGAGTGCTTGGATTGCGACTTTTCCGTACACCAATGCATTGTTAGAATTTGTTGTTGTGCCAGGGATTGCAGAGACAATTTTTCCACCGTTTTTTATTATGGAATTCACCTCTGCTGAAAAATCAACGAGTAGATCTACATCGGTTGCTACAGTTTTGCTGAAACATTCCACTTTTTTATTGCTATTTAATTCAGCAATCTCTTTCTTCAGAGCATCAATACTTGGGGCGACTTCAAACACTTTTTTGACTTCTGTAATATTAAGTCCATCAATGATAACTTGGTACATTGGCATGTCTGCCACATAATCACCAGCCTGAATATCTCCCTCTGTATATTCTGGAACTGTCGGGGTTGATTCCGCCGGTGTTCCCTGAATAACTTTCAAGTCAAGACTTTCTATTCCATTGTCTTGATTCTTTTCGTATCTAGCAACAATCAAGTCAATACGTTTCATTCCCTGACTACCATTGATGATAATAAGAGAGTCATATGTATTTTTCTTGATTGATGCTGTGCACCCTTGATGCATCAACACACCGTCTCTGATTTTAATTTCATTGTTGGAAGATACCTCTGCCGCCAACTGCATTCCAGTCTGCAGTACATAAGATCCTTTTCCCACAACTCCAATATTTACATCTCTATCCTGTTCTGATGTTACATGGGGCTTTCCTGTATATCCTGTAATTATTTCCATTATGTCTCTCCTTCCAGTTTATACGCTACTTTTTCTTTCCCGGAGGATATTGTCCATATCTTTCGACCAATCGGTTTCTTCATGCTAATTCCGGTCAGATAATCTTTTCCTCCAACAATATCTCCTAGATCGATATTTCCTTCCAACTTAGTCATGGTCATGTTGTAAGACATACTTGACTTCTTGCTTTCCAGTTCCTTAATTCCATTCTTAATCAGGTCATCTCTTTCTGATCCGCTGCTATCATATATAGCCGCAATTTCCTCTGCTCCCTTAAAATATTGCTGAGTCTGCGAAATTGTACCGTTCTGATCAGCGTATAGATGTATAACCAACCTGTCCTTTAAATCCCCTTTTCCAAGACAAATCAGATGGTTGATTCCGCGCCGGTTATCGTCAGTTATGAAATTCATGTTATTATCGTTGGTCAGCTCATACTCTGATGACAGATCGTTGATTGGAACAGCACTCACTTTCACATATCCAGCCATACCAACATCACCTTCTTGGTATCTGATATCCAGTCGATATCCTACTGATTTCAACATCTTAACCAGTCCAGCATGCAAGGTACAATATCGGTCAAATTGATAATTATTCACTGTAACCCCCGTATCTGCAGTAACGCCATAAAAGAGTCCAGGGAACTCAGATTCAACCTTGGATTTTATGATTGAATTAAGTTCCCCAGATGCTATTGCGTAATCCTGTCCACTCAATGGCTGTATAATTTTTTTGGTCATCATTCCGCGCCAGGTATCTCCTTTTGCACGGATTACATTGGTACTTGTATCGGTGCTGATTTCTCGGACAATTCCGCCATACTCAGTATCCGGTGAAAATACTCTAGTTCCATATCTAATAGACCCATCCCAATTCCAACGCTTAAGCTCAATCTCAAAATCATTAATACTGTCGGCTTCATCAGCTCCGACTTCGAAATCTATATTTGCACCCTGGACATAGCCGATCTGCCTTCCGTATTGATCTGTTTTGATGAGATCCATTCCGGTACACTCCTTTCTTTGTACACCACAATGTCGAAGCCAAACTCTCCACTCCAATTTATCAAGATGTCTCCTGACGGAATTTCCGTGAATATAGAATTGCCGGTTGCTTTCTTATAAAAAATGTTCTGTTCCGTACCATTAGCAAGTCTTTTTATAATTGTTTTCTTGCGTGAATCAATAACAATGTATTCATGTGCTTCAAGCGTGTCATACACTTGATAGACATGTCCGGCAATTATGATTCTTGGATTCGCACACGGGCCATAGATAGTCATCTGAAAATTGCTACTTCTGTAATGATCTACATACCAATGCTCTGTTCCGGATAATGGTTTTGAATAGTCGTATTGATAATCATATGGATAATCTAAAAAGTTATAAATTCCCCCCTTGTCCGCGCTATCCGGATAGAAGCTCTTAGATTCTTCCTCTGCCCACATAGGATATGGACAGTAGATACCGAGTTCCATGTCTGTCCAGCAGTTCCTGGTAGATGACACTTTGCTGGACATATCCTTAATATAGCAATCAATATAATAGTTTCCAAACCATATACGCCCTGGAGTAAGATTTACAACGTCATACTCAAAGCAGTTTGTCAACTCATCCATCTTGGCTTTGCGTTCTTCCAGTGGTCCACGGAATGTTAATGTGATTTGATATGTTTTTGGTTCTTTTTCAAACCCGTATACATCTGCTCCAATTTCCTGATCTGTAGTCATTGGTTTCCATTCATAATCGTGGAAGTAACCGGACGTTGGTCTCATCCGATCACCCACAAGATTGTATTCTTTTCCATTAGAACATACATATTTGATTTCTATCATTCGAATACAACCCCCATATCTCTTAATGCTCGAATCAGCTCTCGTTCGCTTACATCTCCGCTTGGTTTTCCATCTATGATTGCAATAATCGCTCTTAATAATGCAATTAAAGTATCAAGTCGGCTTGACGTCTCATTTTCTGATGTCCTAGAGCTGTTTGCCGTTCCCTGTAAATCATAATTCAAATTCGCGTTTGAGAACGGGCTTGTGGCAATATCCTGAAGCTTGGTTACTGCAGAGTTAATTGCCGGAAGCTTTCCTATAATTCCTTTGACGAATCCTGCGTCAATCATTTCTCCTACGAACACACCCCAGCGTGCGGGTGAGTGAATGCCGAAAAATGCTAACACATTGTCTTTAAAGTTTCCAAGCACTCCCTTGACAGCTTCCCACAATATATGTCCTGCATTTCTAAGTCCATTCGCAATTCCCTGGATAATATTGTGACCAATAGTCCCCCAATCAACATTTGAAAACGCGCTTCGAATTCCAGAAATAATTTGAGGAATCTGAGCTATAAGGCTTGGGATTGCTCGAATTAATCCAGCCGCCAACTTTCCAATAATCTCAATACCAGACTGCAGAACCTGCGGTAGATTCTGTCCGATTGTTGCCGTCATTTTTGCCACTGCTTGAGCTGCAGCTGTTGCAATCTGTGGAAGATTATTAATAATTCCATTAACTAGATTGAGGATTAGTTTTCCTCCTGCTGCTAATACAAGTGGTAACGCCGACCATATCGCATTTTCAAAATTAGCCATCAGTGTTGCTGCCATCGAAATAAATTGAGGAATATTCTGCAATATTCCATTTGCAATATTAGTTACGATTTCAACACCTTGTTGTAATAACCCTGGAAGATTCGTTTGGATTGCAGTTGTAATCTGTAGCAGCATTCCGTTTGCCATTTCGTATAGCTGTGGCAATGCGGTTTGGACTTGTGTTGCAATCTCTGGCACAAATTGCATTAATGCAGTTGCCAACTGTGGTGTAGCAGTCTGTATAAATGTTACTAACGCCCCCGGAAGTGCAGAAATTACATTCCATACTGCAGGAAGTAAATTCCCAACAAGAAAAGTTGTCATCGTCTCTGCCAGTGCTGACAAAGCTGGTTTTATGTCCATTCCAAGAGCAATTTGACCCATAACATTTTGCGCTGCGGCCTTCATGGAGGCGAAAGAACCGGATATGGTTGTTGCCGCTTCCTTAGCTGTTGTTCCGGTAATATCCAACTGCCCTTGAATTACATGAATAGCCGAATATACGTCAGACAGGTTATTGATGTCATACTTTACACCCGTAATTTTCTGCGCGTCAGTAAGTAATCGCTCCATTTCCGTCTTTGTGCCACCGTATCCTAATTTCAGGTTGTCCAACATCGTGTAATTCTGCTTCGCAAATCCCTGATAGGCGTTCTTAATGTCTTCCATGTTGGTTCCCATTTTATTGGCATTATCGGACATATCGGTCATAGCCATATCTGCTACATCTGCCGCCTTAGATGTATCATTGCTTAAGCTTGATAAGAGGCTTGCGGAGAAACTTGTGGTCAATTCCATGTACTCATTCGCGCTCATACCGGCTGTCCTATAGGCTTCCGCAGCATTCGCCTTAACCTTGTCAGCACTATCCTTGAATAGTGTCTCAATTCCACCAAGACTTTGCTCAAGATTTGCGCCCTCGCTGATTGCTGATCCTAATGCCTTTCCAATTGCTGCAGTAGCAATAATCCCTTTTAACTTTCCGACTAATTTACCTCCAAACGAAGCCCCCGCCGGTTCTGCCTCTGGGTCTATTGCCTGCTGAATTTTTCCACTGATTCCCTGTGCAGACGGAATAATCTGCACATATGCTTTTGCAAGTTCTGTACCTGCCACTACTTCTCACCTCCTGTCAGTCGTCTCCACTCATCGTCAAAATCCTGTCCCGTTTCGAACGTTTCGATTGCGTTTTCTGTAATTTTCTTTTCTCCAATCAGTGCTTCTACCAATGATTTTGGGCGATTAATTCCTTTCGCTCCATCTGAACTGTTCAGCCATGCAATTGCCCGTGTATTATCGGCGACCAGTGCCAATAGAGTCTGATCTGTTGTAAGTTTTGAATCTGATATTCTCATTCCAATTCTTGAATCAGGCCTCAACCCACACGCAAAAGTCCCTACCATTTGTAACGGAAGGGACTTATAGTTGTAGATATGATACGTTTCCGCAAAATCGCAGATTAGCGCCTCTTCATCTACGTTAATCATATGGGCGAGGACTAAGAGTTTTTTACTTTTGACTCATTGAATATCTGGGTAATCTCTTCAACCATTTTTGTGGCTGGAACTCTTCCGTTTTCATTTCTTACATGATCCTTGAGCGCCTTCAACTGTGTATCTCCGAGAAGTCGTCTTGCAGCTATTGTAATTTTAGAAGCATCTCCATTATCAATATCGCTCAGGTCTTCCAGTAATTCATAGTCGTCTATCGCGTCTGGTGATATTGTATACTGGAACCCACTTTCTGTTGTTCCGCTGAGTGCTACAGTTTTTGTTTTTGGCATTTCTACAACCATCTTATTTTCCTTTCTTCACAATGTATTCATAGTGTGTCTGGCCATCTGAATCTGGCGTAGCTTTAATTGTAGTTTCATATCCAATAGCTTCACTGTCCTTGTATACGATATCAGACACCTCTGTAACTGATGCTGACGGGATAACAATGCGTTTAATCGCATTCTTTAAGATCATATCGAATACCCACGCGCAAGCTTCTGCTTCGCTATTATTCGCCTTAATCGTAATCCCTGCATCAAGTGTACCGGTTACATTGTCGTCTCCATACACCGCTTTCAGGACTTCAATATTGGTGATCTCAATCATCTTGTATTTAAAGCTGTCTTCCTTACTTGTCTGTAAATCCAGTACCGTATCCCCGCCCCACGCCTTTACATTATCAGTTTCCGGACTGTTTGAGTTTGTAATTCCATCTTCAGAACAATAGCCTAACTCCTTAAATGCTGCATCAAGTTCTGTTTTGGCATCAGTCGGAAGCGTGGTTCCTAATGGTGCTCGATAGATTGCTCCACCGATTTTCGGTTTTCCTGCGCTTACATGTTCTGTGTTCATCTTATCCCTCCTAATAATGGACGATATCATATACTGCCTGATACCGATATTTTTTTCTGGCAGTATCGGTATAGTTGTAATCTGTATTAAGTTCACACTTACTGATATCGTCCAATTCGATTATTTTTTCCATTGCTTCTTTTACCCGCTCATTGAGTGATGCCGCCCCGTACAGGGACACAGAATAAGACTGGACTGCCAGAGTTGCTGATGCAATATGGTTTCCTGTGCTAGATCCAGTCTTTTCAATCAATACATATTCATTTCCAAGATCATCCTCTTCTTCCAATCTAACCGGTATTCCAAGACTGGACTGCAGATAATCCTTAACGATTTTTTCCACCATGTTTTCCAACCGCCTTCAATAATCCGTTATTACCGTCATCTCCGCAGACTTTCACAACCGCACGTGTCTGTGCTACATACGCTTCGGTTTCTGATGCACTGGCTATCTTATTCGCATGCTCTACAAGGATTGCCTGCATTTCCGGAGACTGCATCAGTTCCCTGACTCCGGCGCAATTGAGCTCAATTTTCACCTTACTCATATCGCTCTACCATCCATCTCTGATTCCATCTTCCCGGAACATTTTCATCAATTCCTTGCTTTGGCAGCCCAAACACCCTCCATGACTCTCCAAAAAAATCAACGCGGCAGTCTTTCCACGTATGATCATCACCTTTTGGAATTGCAATATCATACACTGCTTTTTTCCCAGTGATATTCAGCACATCAAGAACTTCGGTGGTTGTGGACGGAGCTACCAATACATTTTCTACATCAACCGGCATTTCTTCGTAAACAGGATGTCCAAACGGATCCGTTCCTGTTTCTTTTTTCTCATAGAGCGTTACCGTGATTCCTTTGATCATGCTTCTTCCTCCGTCTGTATTAAGCCAGAATATGGATTTGTGTATCCAATTCGATTTCCGACGCCAAGGATTTTCTTATCCAATTTAGTCAGATACAATTCGCCGCTTCCATTTGCATTTGTCCAGGTCTGTGAATATACCATTGCTGTCGTAGTTGTCTGTGTCGTTCCAATAGGTACACCTTCTTCTCTGCTTCCGAGCGTCCGAATAACCATGTTGCATGACACTAATTTCTTTGTCTCGTCTGTAGCGTTGCGGTTATATGCATCAATGATGATCGCTGCATCCTCTAAGAGTGCCATTACATAATTTGTATCCGAAATATCTGTTCCTTTTCGTTTCCGAATATCCTCGTATGTTGCATAAGCCATCTGATCACCTACTTTTTCGCTGCTGGCGTCTTTCTTCCTGCTGTAGCCGTCTTTTTTACCGGTTTCTTTTCCGGTTCTTCTTTCAGCTCCGATTCTTTTTCAACCGGTCGGAACATGGTAGAGTCCAACATCTCGTCAGACTCCACTATAATTCCTGTTTGCTTATAAAAAAACTTCATAGGCTACGCTGCTGCCTTCGCGATCTTCGCAAATGCTTTCTGATCCAGAATTCCAATTCCATATACAATTTCTGCACGGATTGCAATCTGGTTCTGTCTCTGTAAGTCTCCCAGTCCATCCGGATCACCATATTCAATCAGGTGCGCTCCGATGGATCTCTGTACACCCCAACGGAAGGCATCGAACTGTCCAACGATACCAAGCAGATTTGTATCTGTGGTAATCTCATTTTTTGCGGAAACTGTATCTGATACTGCTGCCTGCATTCCAGAGAAGTTAGTGAGGTTCTGCCCGAATCCGATTTCCGGATAAATCTTCCTTCCGTTTGCATCTCTCATTGTGGAAAGACCAAATGAAAGAGTCGGATCCATTGCGATTCCGCTTGGAGTGTATCCAGATGAGATGATTACTCCTGCTGCCGCTTCAATTGCATCATCGTATTTTGCTTCTGTCAGCTGGACAGACTGTGTTGTATCGATTAACCCTTCTTTTACCATATCTGATACTGTTCCGGTAAGTGGATTGATTTTGTGGATACCTACAAGGTCAAGTGCTCTTCCAAGAGCGATGCCTGCATTAGATGCAAGGTCCTGAAGGACTCCGATCTGTACATCTTCATCCGCCCACTGCACTTCCTGTGAAAATCTCATGGTAACCTGCAGTTTAAACGGATTAACTGCCTTAGATGCATATGTTGTCGGAGTTGGTGATTTCTTCGCTCCTTCGCCTACCAGTTCCGCTTTCGGTGGTGCAGTTAATACCCACACCTGCTGCTTTCCGAACTTCTGTGGTCTTGCTCCGGATAACTGTGCCAGAGTAGAACCTTTCTGTGCTTTTTCAAAAATCCCCTGTGAAATCTCAGCAGGGATTGTAAAATCTGTACTAAGTAATGCTGCCATACTTTATTCTCCTTTTCCAAATATCTGATGCGCAAATTCTCGCATCGCATCGTCTGCTTCATGGTGTTCCGTAATCTTTTTTGCGCTGCTTCTTGTTCCCGGGTAAGTCTTTGGCTTTGCAAATTTCAAGATTGCTTCTGCCTGCTTTTTACAAGATTCTTCATCTTCACCTGTGAGAAGCTCTGCCGGAACACTTGTATCTTTCGCTACTTTTTCTCTTACCTGTCTAACAGTGTCAGCTTTTTTAAGCTTGTTGAGTTCGGCCTCCAAAGAGTTGCACTTCTCTTTTTCTTTCTCAAGATCTGTCTTTCCCTTTGCCTGCATCTCATCATACTTACCAGCCTTGTCCTTCAAGCTGTCATAGTCTGCGTATTTTTCACGTTCTCTCGCGAGGCGTCCCTCGATGATTGAATCCATTTCAGCCTGAGTAAATGTTTTATCGTCTGCCATTTTGTTTCCCTCCTGATTGAGTGCTTATAGTTACCGCATTTAAGGCATGCGTTGCCACAAAAACAAGACGCGTAACCCTGCGCCTTAAAGGGAGATATCTGGATCGCCACCTTCCTACGGTTCGATTCGATCAATGTTATACTCAACAGCACAAGTATGCTCAATTCTACATCCCCTTGCGTCCTGCCATCCTTCCGCAAAATATGCGATATCTGCACCTGCTAAAAGTTCCAGAGATTTTCCAAGGAACCACAGTGGCTTTGCATCTACCGGTGCTTCCTGGAAAAACGAATCAATCACTTCTACTGGTTCGCCAATCACCTTCTCTGCGCTCTCGATTGCTTTCTTGCGCTCTGCCATGATGTCTTCATCGGATTTCCCTCTCATTGGTTGACTGATAAATAATTTTTTCAT